GTAACCGTGTGGTGTGAAAGCAACGAAGAAAGCGCATTGCTTGCCAAGTTGATCCCGGATGCGCGTGAGATTGTCGGATCGATGACGCCTGAACAGAAGGAAAACCTAATCCTTGGGTTTATTGATGGTCAGTATCGTGTTCAGGTCGTAAAGCCTAAGCTGGCTGGTTTCGGCGTCAACTACCAACATTGCGCCCATGCTGTTTTTGCTAGTGTTAGCTACAGTTATGAGCAATTCTATCAGGCACAGCGCCGTTCGCATCGGTTTGGACAGTCGCAGACTGTCGTTAACGATGTGGTGATTGCCGATACTGAGAAAGCAATCTGGGATGTTGTTGCGGTTAAGGCTGAGAAACACAAGGAGATGAAACTCAATATGGCTATGGCGATGAAAAAAGCACAAGTTGAAGGCGCAAGACGGGTTGTATATGACCGCCCACTTGATCTATGGTTTCCTGAGTGGGTCAAAACGGAGATGACGGCATGAAACAACCTGAATACCAAGGCAACGGATGGGTGTTGCATAACTCTGACTGCATCGAAGGCATGGCTGCTATGCCTCAAGATAGCGTAGATTGCGCGGTGTTTAGTCCGCCTTTCGGTGACTTGTTCGTATACTCGGACAGCGAACGCGACTTGGGCAACGCTGGCACTGGTCAAAAGTTTATGAACCAATACAAGTTCTTTGCTGACCAACTAACGCGCGTTATGAAGCCGGGTCGGATTGTTTGCGTTCATTGCACTGACTTGCCGATGCGCAAGGGGCGAGATGGCGCAATCGGATTGCAGGATTTTAGCGGTGATCTTATCAAGGCACATACTGACGCAGGGTTGATTTATCATGGCCGCACTACGATCTGGAAAGACCCTGTAGTAGAGATGCAGCGCACAAAGGCTTTAGGGTTGCTGTATAAGCAGATCCGCAAGGATAGCGCGATGAACCGCGTAGGGATGCCAGACTATATGCTTTTTTTCCGTAAGGACGGCGATAATCATGATCGTATTGAACATGCCGCTCCGGGGGATACTGAGGCTGCACTACCTATCGCCAGTAAATGGCTTGAGAACATGCGCCGCGAGGGTTTGTGTAGTGAAGTGCCGGATGATGCGCTTTTGTCTGAGTTGATTAAGCATGTTGAGTTTGATGTTTATGAATGGCAGAAACTTGCAAGCCCTGTGTGGATGAGTATTGACCAAGGGAAAGTGTTGAACGGGTGGCGCAGCGCTAAGGCACAAGACGATGAACGCCATGTGTGCCCTTTACAATTGGATACGATTGACAAGTGCCTGCGCCTTTATAGCAAACCTGGAGATGTAGTGATGGACCCATTTAATGGAATTGGCAGCACTGGTTATCAGGCTTTGAAGATGTTGCGTCGGTATCTGGGGTTCGAACTCCACACGAAGTACGCAAAACAAGCCGGGGATAATCTTGCAATGGCAGAACGTGAAAGCGGGGACTTGTTCAATGTCTAACATGCACATCTACCACGCCACTATGGTTAAGCGCTGGCATACTAATCCGCACATGAGCCATACGGTTGATCCTGTAGGATACCATAGCGGGCGCATGGCAATCTTGGCCATGAAGTTGTGGCCTTGTGATTGGGAATTGGTTGGGGCTTGCCTGACGCATGATCTTGGCGAGATTGCCAGCGGTGATATTCCATATGATGGTGATAAGACCACGGCAAATGCGGTTGCTGATGAATGGTCAATTGAGAATGAGTTGGATTGGCATATTAGCCCGACTTGTTACACCAGCCAACGCTTGAAATTCTTGGACAAGCTGGACGCATATCTTTGGGCGCGTCATCATAAGCCTAAGATGGTGAAGAAGGAAAAGGCATGGCAGTTGCAGCGTGACTGGCTTGTGTGTGAGGCAGATAAATTGGGGGTTGATGTATGCCTGTTCAATATGTGACAATTCCAGCTACGATAACGGCGCGGGTTGATGCGCGTTATGATCGTTATAAGGATTTGGAAGTTAGCGAAATCAGCCGTGTTGCGATTGATGAGGTCAATATTTCTCTTGACGCCATGCCGCAAGACGTGCGAGATTACATTGAAGAACTGGCATCAGAAGCCGCATATGAAAAGGATGAATGGCATGACTGAAATCGGTACGTTGAAAGAACTGAACCTGAAACCCGGTGATGTGGTTAAGTGTGTGAGTACGCCTAATTTTGACTGTGAGTGGACAATAGGCTCGCTGTACACAATGACTGACATAGGGCTTCCAAGTGACAAAAACATTCCTCAAAGAATCTCTATTTCTGAATTCCGCCTCATCTCCCGCGCATCTGAAATTCCTAAACTCTGGCGCGACATGACAGACGCCGAAAAGGGCGCGCTGTTGTTGGCTCATCATGAGGGGAAGGTGATTGAGTATTTTATTGGTGGTTGTGGCTGGATGAAGTGCCCTGCTCCGATTTGGAGTTATGGTCACGCCTACCGCGTTAAACCTGAACCAAAGCGCGTTACCGTTCCTCTGATGGCAGACTTCAAAGAGATCGGCACGATTGATCTTGTCGATGGAAAGCCTGACCTTGCGTCGATCAAGTTGGATTGGGTAGAATGAAGGTAAGTATTGTAGGATCGCCGCAACCTGATCGAGTTTTGAAAAACATGGTGTTGGGCATTGACGGAATTGCACAACAGCCGAAAGGAGCGCGGATTGTGTATCACATTGGCAACTATGATGACATGATTGGGCTAAAGCCAGTTGGGCGCATGGCGAGTAACCTTGAAAAAATGGGAAGCGTCATTCTTGTGCAAAAGACAATCAGCGAAGCAATGTCTGATGGCGGGCCAGTGCGCACGTTTGAGTATATGGCTGTCATGCGATAGATCATCCACACATTGACACACTAGATAAGGCGGGTTACAAAGGTAATCCGCCTAAATCTTGGAGGTATACATGAAAATCAAAATCAAGCGACTGCATCCTAGTGCGGTCATTCCGAAATACGCGACTGATGGTAGCGGTGCGTTTGACATTACAGCTGTTAGTCGTGAGATTACATCAAGCGGCGTCATTTACGGCACTAGCATAGCGTTTGAAGTGCCTAAAGGCCATGTGCTTTACATCTATTCGCGTTCTGGGCATGGTTTTAGAAACGCTTTGCGCCTTGCCAACGCGGTTGGCATTATTGACAGCGACTATCGCGGGGAAGTCAAGGTTAAACTGGCATATGATGGTGATGGATATGCAGATTGGCCGTATATTGGAGACAGAATTGCACAAGGGATCATCATGAAAGTGCCAAAAATCGAATTTGAAGAGGTTGAAGAATTGACTAACACTGATCGCGGCGAAGATGGATTTGGGAGCACTGGAAATTGAGCATGAGCAATTATGAGCCATTCCATAATCCAATGGCAATGCAGATTTGGGATATGAAATACCGTCTTTCTGCATAACCTTGCGATCATATTCTAGCGCGAAAATAGGCTCAATGCCGCTTGATACGTTACCAGCGTAAAGGCTGATCGTTCCAGTTGGTGCAATGCTAGTCAATAGCGCGTTACGAATGCCATGCTTGCGGATTTCATCTCTGATATATTCCGGCATCATTCGCATGTTTTCAGTTGATAGATACTTGTCAACATCAAAAAGAGGAAACGCGCCTTTTTCTTTTGCCAATTGCACAGATGACATATATGCAATCTCTGCAATCCAACTCATGACTTCATCAGTCCATGCAACTGCTTCTTCAGATCCGTATACAATCCCGCCAAGGGCCAAAGCATCTGCCAAGCCAGTAACACCAAGACCAATGCGCCGCTTGGCCTTAGCCTCTGCCTCTTGATCTGGCAATGGGAATCGGCTGGCATCTACTACGTTATCCATCATCCGAACAGCCGTAGCAACGTGATGAAACAGCTTTTCCTTGTCAATGTTGAATGTATCATCAAGCATAGCCGCCAAATTGATAGACCCTAGCAAGCAAGCCCCATAAGGCGGCAACGGTTGCTCCCCGCAAGGATTAGTTGCTGCAATCTTTTCAATGTAATTCAGATTATTGAGTTGATTGATGCGGTCAATAAAGATCACACCAGGCTCTGCATAGTCATATGTTGCGCGCATGATCTTTTGCCACAGGTCAACAGCCTTGACCGTGCGGTAAGTCTTGCCGTTGAATGCAAGTGGCCAGTCACCGCCAGACTTGACCGCTTGCATGAAAGGGTCAGTCACCAGCACAGAAAGGTTAAACATGCGCAACGCCGCGCCAGATTGCTTTGCCTCGATAAAATCCTCAATATCTGGATGATCACACCGCATAGTTGCCATCATAGCCCCGCGACGGCTTCCCGCGCTCATGACCGTGCGGCACATCGCATCCCAAACCGCCATAAACGACAGCGGGCCGCTTGCATCAGCGTCAACGCCTTTCACAAGCGCGCCCTTTGGACGGAGTGTGGAAAAGTCATAGCCAATCCCGCCTCCAGCCTGCATAGTCAAAGCCGCTTCTTTCAGCATGTCAAAAATGCCTGACATGCTATCCGGGATAGTCCCGTTAACAAAGCAGTTGATCAGTGTCACATTCCGGCCAGTGCCAGCGCCTGCCGTAATCCGACCGGCTGGCAAAAACTTGAACCCTTCAAGCGCGGAATAAAACACGTCTTCCCACTTTGCCGGGTCACGCTCAACCGAAGCCAAATCACGCGCAATCCGCCGCCAAGTGTCTTGCACCGTTTCATCGTATGCGGTGCCATCATGGGCCTTATGGCGGTATTTGTCATTCCAGATTTGTTCTGAAATGGGCGCGGCAAAGTCAGTCATGCGGTGAAACCTCTATATGTTGATACGGCGGGAACCGTAACAGATACCCGCCGCAATAGGTTGTGTCAAGTGGACGGGTTAGCTACGGACCACGGCAATCCATTCGTATTCATCAGACCCGGCAAGCTTGCGCTGGCAAAGGATCACACGGCCACGGTCGGCCAATTCCCGCGCCATCGCCCCAACCCTGCGGCCATACTCTGCTAGGCCCCAAGTCCTGCCCCGGTGGTACAACATGCGCGTTCCGGGCTTGGCTTGCCCAATGCCGGCA